GTATAAGAGACAGGTTCGGCTTGGAGTGTACCAGGTTTGAAGGCCTCTTACCGCCGTGTAACCTGTAGCGCTTAGAGCAGGCGAGATCTTAACATCACCACCATCATCATTGTCAGTCATTGCGCTGTATTCCGCTCGACCGTTGAGCGTTGTACTTATTAAAGTCCCAATGTCAGCAATGGCGGGCCCGCTTGCTGGAGTGTATGAATTAACATTGACCGCTGTGACTGTATCACTGGCCACACTTGGAATCTTGGTTTTGAAGCCAGCTCCAAGAAGACGACCAAGATAGTTGGCTGAATAATCAGCGCTTGCAGATCCAACGGTGGTTAAGTCAACTCGACAAACGATTTGACCTGTACGTCTTCTCACTCGACTTCCACCACTCCAAACAGTATCGGGCTCACTTGGTACAAAGTAAGAGCCGTCTCTTGCATCATTGCGCTCGCTCACAATAGGTTCGCCAGCGATGACAATGGGGTCACGCTCGCAAGGGATAGAAGTGAAAGACAAACCGCTTTGAGCTGGTAGGCCTGTTGAAGCGTCAAGACTACCAAAGCTTGACTCAGTAGCAATAGAAAGTGATCGATGTGTAACAGCCATTTAAGCCTCCAAATATAAAAGATCAAAGGGAAGGATTAGCACAAAGCCAAGCCTATCACCCTGAGAATCAAGGATTGATTCAATGCTTGCTTGACCTGGAATCAAGCTTACTATGCCAGTGGTAACTAGCGAATATTGTGGCCCTTTGAGAGTGTTGATAAGATTCGAGCAGTCTTCATTCATTAAGCGCAAAAGGAAGCCATCATCTTGGGGGATATCGTACTTCACTCGACAAAGTATCCTTGCTCGCTTGCGACCGCTTAACCCTGCCATACCATCATCTTGAGCAAGTCCATCAACCCTTAACTCAAAGTAGCGTGTTGAGTTTGGACGGTCATCAAGTCGGACTGTTAAACCACCGCCACGATTGACAGCAACAAAACCATGGTGAGCGTCTGTCTTTGGCGTGATTCCTTGGACTAGGTCTTCTAAATATTCAAGTGCTTTGAAAGTACCTTGGCTCATTTGAGTTTATTCCTTAGATCAATCTGAACGCTCTTGACTAGTATATCAATTTCACCTTGGGTGAGTCCTATGAACTCCCGATATTCATTGACCTCATATCCATATTGAGCGTGTTCAGTTAAGCCAATCTTAAAGCCGTTGGCGGTCGCCTCTTTTACTACAAAGTTATTCAGCATATTTCCACTTAGCACCAGATCAACGCTTGCAGACTCACCACCGCCACCTCTTTTCCTACTCTCTTCTTTATACTGTGCATAACCTTTAGCGTAATAAATGCTTTTCTTAGTTCGAGACTTGCGACCGCCCTTTGGTTTTAATCGAGCACCTTTGAGTGGAACGTATATAGGACTAGTCGAGTAGTCTTTAAACAGTTGGCCATTTGCATCAACGCCTTTGCCGGTTCTAATCTTAATCTGTGCAAGCGTATTGGAAGCAAGGCGAGCGCTATCCTTGGCCGTCCATAAGCTTCTCGGTAGATTAAGTTTAACATTGGCCGCCATTGTTAGTGCCTCATGCCTCTCGCAGGAGTGAAGAAAGAATCATTTGCGCTCTTGCTATAAGTTCTCCAACTAGCTCGAAAGTCGCGACTTGATCCGCCAATCTTGCTCAAGTTCTCCTCTCCTGCATCAACTATGCCATCACCATCCAAGTCCAAAGCGACTCCTGACAAAGCACTATCAAGAAGCTCATGACAACGGTTTCTCATAGTGTCAGCTGTATCAAGCTGAAGACTTAACTCATAGATTCTAGCGGCTGCACAATACATATGAGCAAGCTTAAAAGTCTCAGCATTAAAGACTTCATCTTCAGTGATACTATTAGCGCTTACTTTGTCTCTAATATATAAAGCGATTTCCTCAAGGCTAGCTTTGATCTGTGCTTTGAAGTCACTTTGTCTTCTTGGAATCATGTCGGCTAGATTGGCAAATGTACCAACTAACTCATCATGATCAAGACCAGTATCAAAAGGTCTTGGTGTAACTTTGATTAAACCCTTCTCAAGCTTGATATGGTTTTGACTTCCAAGATCAGCTGAGAAGGTAATTGTATATGGGTAATATCCATTAACGCCTGCCACTAAGACACTTGTGACAGTTGCATAATACATCGAGAATACAAGAGTAGCTGAAGTACTCAAGTCAATCTCTCTCGGTAAAGGCTCGGCTAGTATGGCAGTAGTGCCAACTACTCTTGAGATGGTGACTGAAAACCATGTATCACCATTAGTGACTAAGCTTGCTTTGGCTTGATCTCTATGAAGAGCGGTGGCGCTTGCATTAAGTGTCAACGTTCTTCTGTCAGTAGCGATTGAAGAGACTGTCACATCACTTCGGCTTTGAGTCATGGTGACATTATATGCACCCGCTCCGCCTGTTACTTCTAAAGTTGGATCAGCGCTTAGAGGACTTGGTGCACTCCACTCAAACAAATAATCTTGGCCTGTGATTGCTTTTCTCATTTGCGCTTTGCTCCTCTGTTTGCCTTGCTTATGTCTGACTGAGTGGCCTTGGTTAGTTGAGCGGCCTCCATGAATCCTTCGGTCACAGGACTCCAAGAGTGTCGACAGTTATAACCACCGCCACCAGTGATCACCGCCAAACCTTGCCCATTGTTCAACTTGTTCATTTGCTTTTGATCTACTACTAAGCTTATCAATGCTCGACAGAATGGCCGAGTGATTCCATCTTTAGGGCCTGTGTATAAATAGTAATCAAGGCCCGCCGCCTCGGCTGTCGCTGAAGTGATACCTCTTCCAAATTGAGATATTCTTGTTTTGACTTCGGTGAGCTGTCGACCTTCTGATCTTTCAAGCCTAGTTTGTAAATTGCTGACTACTATTTCAATAGGTACATCAGCCATCAAGTCTCGAACTCCTTGATTGATGCTTTGCTTGACATCAGGCAAGATCACTTCATCAAATACAGCTTGTGCACTGACTGACTGCATAGCATCAAGTTGGTTGCCCACTTCGCCAAAGTCAAAGTCAGGATCAATCGCTTCAAATGTTCGCTTGACTGTTTGTCTTATTTTATCAGCTTGGTCTATGTACTCATCAACTGCAAGTCCATATCCACTCTCTAAAATAAACTTAACTAACTGCTCATCGTTGTAACTTTGGATTGACCAAATGAGTGCAGTTTTGGAGGCCGCTTTAATCGTTTTCAATAGTGAAGAGTTGGCGGCTTTAATTGTTTTCTTAAATGCTGTCTCAGCTGAGACTTCAGCTTTAAGTTGATCACGTCTTGCTCTTGTCAATGTAGCCATAGGCCCGCTTTGAGACTTGGCTTGTCTAGTCAAGTCTTCAATCGCTTCCTTATCAGCGTCTTTCTCAGCTAAGAGAAGAGCTTGGCCACATTGACAATTCATCTTATAGACAGTCTGTGATGATGTAGCCTAGTGTTGAATCAACGGCATGGAATACGTTAATTTCCTCCGCCCATACATATCTTCTTATACCGTCATTAGAGTCCCATTGGCCCGATTCAATTGGCTGATATTGAAGATTAAGAGCCGCCACTGGCATCCCTTTAACATTACCGCTCTTTTGTACAATAGCATCCGATCCATGAAGGATACCCATGAACAAGCTGTCACCTGTCCAAATGTAACTTTCATTAGCGGTCGCTCCTGGAACGGCAGTATCTTGTCGAGCTTGGCCTACATAGATATTCGGAATACCAAGAACATCACGAAGCACAGCAATGACGGCCTCATCATTTAAGATAAGATTCCCGCTTGCAATACCTGCCGTTGAACTTCCAACATATCCACGAACCTCTGGATTGCGTGCAAGTTGGCGGAATACTTCACGACCCATTACCAATGAATCGGGATTGATACCATGAGCGGCAGCAAAGACCGTATCTTTAAGCTCATGCAAATCAGACAAAGGCTCAGCCCCAGCAACATTCCATTTTCCGCCAAATTCAGCGGTGCAATCATTGTCTGAGAAATTAGTCGTTCCAAATAAAAGATCAGCTGCTCGTTTCTCTCGTGCAAGCTTGACCGCTCTTGCAACCTTTTTGGCCATACGAGCTTCTTCACCGCCAGGATATTGACTGTCTCGGATGTCTAGCATGGCGATTGCTTCTCGAAGACCGTACGGATGAGCCATGTATGTTTGACTTGAGCGATCAAAACCACCAATTGTCACGCGAGAAGCGCCTGGTGCTCTTTGAATGTCAAGGCCTGCCGCCGCTCCTGTAAAGTTTCGAGACTCTTCTAGTAAAAGAGTACCGCTTCTTTGAGGGATCGTGATGTTTTCAAAGACCTTATCAGCGATTAATTGGTTGTCGCTAGGGACTGCCTCGCCTACAAGACTAGTTAAGATTTCGTCTACTGGATGCAGATTGCTATATGATGAAGCCATGGTTTATCTCCTTATGGTTCTACAACGGTAGGGCCAACAAACATAACCAAGATTTGGTCACCGTCTGCGGCTGTAAATTGATTAGTGTTTGAGATCATGCGACAGACTGCAAAATCTCCAGTTGCAACTGTCTCAACTTTGCCTGTAGTGCCTGTAACAGCTTTTAATCTTGGATCGGTTGCCGCTGTGATTGCAGCCCCTGCGATTACTTTGCTTAATCCTTCGGTCACAACTTCAACAGCATCACCCGAGGCAACTGCTCTTTGAGCGATACCAACACAAGCTTTATCAGTTCCAATAGTTGTGATTTGGACTTTGCCCGCTCCATCTAGTGAGACTAAAGCAAACTCAGTGATTGCACCGCCTGCAATGAATGTTTGAATCGTATTATTTAATGGCATGATTATTTCTCCATTGCCTTGGTGTAGTAGTCAGTTTCATTCTTTTGGATATAGTTAAGAGCTTCTGAATATGAGATTGACTTCTCTCTTGAAGTTGCTCGGATCTTCTCATCAAGGCTCTTCTTGTTGATCTCTTCACCGCTTGCACCATGACCAACCTCAACAAGAGGAACAGCGCTGTTGGCTTGTCTCTCATTGAACATTTGCCAAAACTCAGCTTGAAGATCTTTGAGCTCGTAAGCTTTACCAGCCACGTTAGTCTCACTTGGTGCAATCTTGCCTTCATTGAGTAGCGCATTGACTGCATTTGTCTTTTCAATCTCAGCCTTCTCAGCTTCAATCTTGGCGACTTTCTCACGAAGTGTTTTGACTTCACTGAGCAAGATAGAGTCC